TCGTTCCTTTCCCAGACTTCGTAGTAATTGTCTGCTATGGTGCAAAACTTCTCTATCATTTCGCACAAAGATACTGCTTTATTTTCGCAACTATCATCTAAATTGCTCAAGCAGTACATCAAGTCGCCTTTAGCATCTTCGATGCACACCTTTTTGAAATCTTCCCAAGCGGGTGTTTGCTTGTGGAGTTCTTTTTCATTCTCCCATTTGTAAGGATTGCCGTTAACGTCTACATCTCCAAGCTTTAAATCACTTGCAAAATAGTCGCCGCTATTTTTCCACCATTCACCTAACAGACTATCTTCCATGCTCATTTCTCCTCTAGTTCTAATGCGTCCATAGCTATCTCAAATGTCTTAGGGATAGGCGTAGCTCCGCTTTCATAATTACGAATAGTCCTATCAGATAAGCCGAAACGATTTGCTAGGTCTGCTTGTGTTAATGCCAGAAAGATACGTCTTTCCTTTAGCTGGTCTGCGTTCATTTCTCTAATCCTTAATGCCCATAGGCTTGACGTTTGCCCAGTGTGGCTCACTTGCTTCGATAACTTGGCTAATTGCATAACAGTACAGCTCGACCCCGTGCAGGGATATTATCTGCGTTACTGCTGCCCGTGCTTCTTCTAGCGTATCGACTAGCTGATAGTTATCCGTATAGGTGCTATTGCCTATGCTGTCGTTTCTCTTCAACGTGTGGCTTACTATTAACATTTCTTTCTTTCTCCTCTATTACTTGCTCTAAATCTATTTGCCTGTTGCCAGGCTGAATTGCTCCAGCCTGGTCAAACAAGTCGTTTTGTTTAGTTTGCTTCATAGTCTGACCAATAACTGCGGTCTGGTCTTGATGCCTTTAACTTATTGGCTAACCAAATCTCCATAGTGTCCAGCTCTAATAAATCAGCGTACTTAATATCTGATTTCTCTGCCGTGTCTCTGTTTAGATTTGCTAGGGCGTTAAGCATCTTTATCATTGACTTTCGCTCGTTAGCTATAAGCTCTATTGTAAAGGGTTGCTCTTTCTTTGGTCTTCCTCTTTGTGCCATGTCATTTCTCCTCTGGCTGTTCCGGCATTATTGCCGCTAGGAAAGCCCAGAAAGGGCTGTCCAAGTGGCAGGGGGATTGCTCCCCCATAGCCTTACTTTACCCCCCAGATTATCTCGGCTGGTGTTAGGCAAGCGGAGTGAGCCCAGTCATTTACTAGGCCACATCCGGTCATAATGTTGATAATTAGCGTAAAGATTAGGATGCTGAATATTGTTCCTGTAGTGGTCAACGCTAACCCGCAAGCGCATCTGTATAGAAAGTTTTTCATTGTTTAGCCCTCCTTGCTGTTTTTAAATGGTAATACATAGCGTCTGTAAAATGCGTGCTCTAGTCGCTTGTACTTGGTCGGCCTGTTGCCGTTCGTGTACTGGGCAAGCCAACGCCGCCCGTGCTTGTCTGTCTGTGAGTACCGACTAGCCAACCATGCGTTCATGGTGAGATAGTAGTCTGCGGCCTGTTTAAAGTTCTCTATGCGTTGCATCTTATGCTCCCTGCTTGATTAAATTACCGTCAACCATAAGCAAAAGCTCCCGCCAGTTTGAAGGCCAGTCTTTGCGCGGTGTTGTTATCTTTAGCATCCAGTCACTATCGGCCTCGCGTTCTGCTTTCAAGTAATGTACGCCTTCAACAAGCTCTGGTTGTTCTTCTTCGAGCTCTTCTTCGTGCTCTTCTGCGTCCCATTCGTTGTCAATAAAGTCCCTGACAACTTCCTCGCCTATGATGTAAGCGTACATATTAACAACACGTTCAGGGCAAGATAAGTCTGTTGATACTTCTCCGAAATTGTCTTGTTCGTAGTCTTTTATTAAACCGATAATGTTGAAGGCTTCATTGCCCATCCATTCTTTGGCTTGATATGTGCCTATAATAAAGTAGTCGGTGTTATAAACCTCATGGTGTAAGTCACCATCACTTATTAGCTTGTTGATGTACCATGAAAAATCAAAGCCTTGGTGGTGTTTTGTCTCGTCCAGCCAGTCGGTTAGAACGTCTTTAATTTCGCTATATTTGTAGGTCATGTTCTTATCTCCTCTTTAGAATAATAATAACTGCCGCGCATTGGTTGTGATGCCTAGTGGCTTAGCTGGCTTTGGCGCGGTATCACCGCCAGCATTATCTGCATATTTAAATGGTTCTTTAATAACTCGGACGTTTTGAACAAACTTTTTTCTGCCCCAGTATTCGGCAACGTGTCGCTTCCCTCGCTGGTCGATAACGTGCCCATTCAAGACGGTCTGGACATGGCTTCCAGTCGTTACCATGTAGACCGTATCCCGTGCGGTATAGTCGCGCACAAAGTTCTTAAGGTTGGTCTTTTCAACAGGTAGGCTATAGAAAGCGATTTGAAGCCGTTCTAGTGCTCTAGCTTGGTCGCTTGGGTATGTTCCACCCTTCCAGCGTTTGTTGTAAACTTTGGGGTTTACAGCGCGGAAAGTGTCCCAAGCTTTCTGGAAGGATATGCCAGCCGACACCGCTAGCGCGGTAACGCCGCAATTTGGGCCTTTGCGCTGGTCGGTTGGGTTTTGAAATAGCTGATTTAGGTTTGACATGACTAAGCCCCCGTAAATGAAGAGGGGTGAGCATGGCGCAAGCGATAAGCGCGCCCCGTGCCTTCATCTGTGATGAGAAACTCTGCTGGGTCTAAACGTAAATAGCGGCAAATCTGAACAATGATTGCTTTTGCTTGGTCGTTTGTGTGCGCCTTTGCAGTATCGCTTGTCACTGCAAAGCGAGCTGTAGAAAGCTCGGTAATATCTCGAACGGTGTTTTTTATAATAAGCATTTCAAGCCCTCCTCAAAGCTAAGATTTCCTAGCATTACAGGAAAGGATTGCCGCTTGTCAATGGGGGAAAGCAAAAAAAATGCAAAAAAGTTTACAGGCTGGCAATAAAGCCTTATCTTGTAAGGGATTGCAGGGTTGTTGCTATTGCTTGGTTTTGTGGGATTGGATGCTTTGAGAAGTATATTTATCAGCGCACAGTTTACAGTCCTTCCCACGCGGCATAGCTATAGCATACTGCCAGACGTGCAGCACGCCAAGCTTTATTGTGCGGTGCAACATAGGATTGTGCATTGCAACATGGTGCAGAAGCGCCACAGTGTTGCAGATTTGCCGCCACAATTAATGGCAGGGGGGGCTTGTTTTAGACCCGACACCCCCAAGGTCGCGCGGCCCACTATATGTATGTTAATAGCTACTTAACGAGACACAGACATGACTAAACTCACAAAGCAAAGAACAGACCTAATCCTCGCTGGCTTGGCAGACGGACATAGCATTGCTGATGTGTGCAAGGGCATTGGCATATCGAGGACGGCTTTCTACAAGCGCATGAAGAACGATTCTGAGTTTGACGTAGCTGTGAAGCAAGCGCAGCAGTACAGCGCTGAGAAAGCTCTGGAAGAACTGGACAAAGTATTTGACGATGCGTTGCACCGTAGGAAGGATTACGATACTGGGGTGCTGCGTGACTATGCGCACCATGTGCGGTGGAAGGCCAGCAAGATATTGCCGGAGCGTTTCGGAGACCAGAAGAACCGAGCTGGTGTTGAGATAGGCGATGGTACTGTGAAGATACTGTGGGAAACTGATTGATGGAAGTAAAGATACCTTATAAGCCTCGTCCTATTCAGGGCGATATGCACAAGGATTTGAAGCGCTGGAACGTGCTGGTCATGCACAGACGCTTTGGCAAAACTGTTTGGGCTGTTAATCACATGATAAAACGTGTGCTAACTAATCCGCTACCTAGGCCCAGAGTTGCTTTGATTGCCCCCACCTTTACGCAAGCGAAGCGTATCGCATGGGATTATGTAAAATATTATTCTGGCGTGATACCTGGCGTTACCTTTAACGAGACTGAGCTGCGAGCTGACTTTCCTAACGGCGGTAGAATAACCCTCTTATCAGCAGAAAACCCAGATAGCTTGCGTGGTATTTATTTAGATGATTGTTTCTTTGATGAGTATGGTATGCAAAATCCAAGGGTATGGGGGGAGGTTGTGCGCCCCGCCCTATCCGACAGGCAGGGGTCGGCTACTTTTTTAGGTACACCCGCAGGGCATAATCATTTTTTTGATATGCTAGCGTCTGCGAAGAAGGAGATGGCGGAAGGCTCTGAAGACTGGTATTATAGAATATGTAAAGCCAGCGAGTCTGGTATTGTGAAGCAAGAAGAGCTGGCGGCAGCTCGCGCTTCTATGACTGAGGAACAGTACGAGCAAGAGTTTGAGTGTTCCTTTACCGCAGCCATAATAGGTGCGTACTATGCTAAGTTGCTATCCGATGCTGATGATAACGGACGAATTACGCGAGTGCCGTATGACCCAGCTTATCCTGTGCACACTGCATGGGATTTGGGTATAAATGATAGTACCGCCATTTGGTTTGCGCAAAGCTTTAGAGGTGGCGCAGTAAATGTCATTGATTATTATGAAAGCTCTGGAGTGGGCCTCGACCACTACGCAGACGTGTTACGGCAAAAAGAGTACAAGTACGGCGACCACCTTGCGCCGCACGATATCGAAGTGCGTGAGTTGGGTTCGGGCAAAAGTAGACTGGAGACGGCATACACGCTAGGGATTAGATTCCGCGTAGTTCCTAAAATGAAAGTTGCAGACGGGATAAATGCAGCTAGAATGATATTACCCAAAGTGTACTTTGACCGTGACAAGTGCGATGTGGGGTTAGAATGTTTAAGACAGTACAGGCAAGACTGGGATGATAAGAGACAAATTTTTAGAGACCACCCGCGCCATGATTTTACGAGCCATGCGGCGGATGCCTTTCGTTATTTGGCGGTGGGA